AAACAATGGCTACCTTCGATAAGGTAAACCTAATGAAGTCTCGCCACATGACTAAGACTATTGCCTTCGGTAAGTCTGCTCAGTTCACTGTAACAGGTACAGCGGAAGCTGCGTACTTCGATAGTGGCACTAACATTCTTGATCCTGCTAATGGTCTACTAAATAACATCCTCCGTGGTGAGCGTGTTATCAACATTGACAAGCCTCTCATCTCAGCAGTGGCTATCTCTGAAGATGATATGAAGCTTAACCATGACGCATCAACTGCTATTCAATCTGAAGAGCTTGGTCGTGCATTGGCTAACAAGTTTGATGCTTCATGTATCAAGGTTGCTTACAGTGCCGCTCGTACACCTGCTACTCTTACTCGTGATGGTGATCGTGTATTCGGTGGTACTCGTATCTTCTCTGATGTTGAGGGTGGTGGTGAAGGAGATGATGATGTAAACCTTGGCTTCGGTGCTACGTTCACATCTGCTCTACAGCTTGCTGATGCTCTCTATGCTGCTAAGACAGCACTTGATGAGAAGAATGTTCCTGCTGAAGATCGTTGTGCAATTATGCCATCTAAGGAATACAACCTCCTAATCTCCGAGTTCCCAGAGACTCAGCTTAACCGAGTAATCAATCAAGACATTGGTGGTTCTGGTTCTTACTCTCAAGGTACTCTTGGGATGATTGCTGGCTTTGAGATCCTTTCATCCAACAATATGCCTAATGGTCAAGACCTTAGCGCAGTTGATGAAGGTGGAGTAAACAACGATGTATTTGGTGCTGATGGCATTGGCTACAACGGAGACTTCACAGGGTCACGTATCCTCTGTTTCCATAAATCCGCAATGGGTACAGTTCAGTTGATGGATCTATCCACTGAAATGGAATGGAAAATGGAATACCAGACAAACCTCTATGTTGCTAAGTATATGCTTGGTCATGGCGTACTTCGTCCAGAAGCCGCTGTAGAGATTTCTGACGGCAACCTATCCTAGTCCCTAACCCTAGCTGCGTCCTTCTTGGTGGGGGCGCAGCTTTCTTTCTTATGGCAAACGCATTTACAACTAAACTGGAAGCGATCAATACGATCCTACAGATCATTGACGAAGAACCAATCAACTCACTAAATGATGAGTTGCCATTGGAAGCTACAACTGCAATTCACAACCTAGAAGAAGTGAGTCGTGAGATTCAATCTAAAGGGTATGACTTCAATACAGAGTATGAGTTCCCATTACCACCAAACCTAGACGGCACTATAACATTGCCACAATCAACTCTATCCTTTGATATACCTAAACAATCTATCAATGGTGGGGGTATTGATTACATCCAAAGAGGTGTAAGAGTTTATAATAGAACTGATCGTACATTCATTATAAACAAAACCTTGAAGGCTATGGTTGTTAGCTTTCTAAACTGGGATGATCTACCAGAGCAATTCCGCAAATGGATCACTATACGAACAGCTAGAATAACAGCAGCAAGAACTGTAGGAGATCAAGCAACAGTCTCATTCTCTATGCAAGAGGAGATAGAAGCTAAAGCTAATGCTGAGAACTCTGATGCTCGTTCATCTAACGCTACTATTTTTGATAACACTATCAGTCAGTTAATAACAAATAGGAATATCCGCAGGGGCGGTAACTTGAATTATTAAGTCCAATGCCAATCATCAACACAACGATACCTAACTTAATTGGAGGTATAAGTCAGCAGCCAGATAGGTTGAAGTATGAAGGTCAATGTAATGACTCGTTAAACTGCCATGCATCTGTAAAGGATGGTTTAATTAAGCGCAATGGATTTAGCCATATAAGCAAGCTGGGCGACTACAGCTTCTCTGAAGATGCTTTTGTTGAACATATCAACAGATCCATTGAGGAACGCTATATAGCAGTATATGACAACGATATAGGCATGAAGGTATTCAATGCTGATACTGGTGTTGAGTGTGTTCTTACTGGTGATATAACATACTTTGAAACAGGGGATTCACCAGAATACCAAAGCTTAAGAGCAACTACGATTGCTGACTTCACTTTCATTACTAACAACACACAAGAGGTTGAATCAACCACCACATCTGAAGAGGATTACAACAATGGTTATATAGGTGTGTTTGTTAAGCAAGGTGATTACAAGAAGAGATACTCCGTGACCATTGATGGTGTTACAAAGACATACACATCCCTTGAGAGTACAAATGCACAGAATGCAGATACATCGAGGATCGCTGGAGGTCTCGCCACTGAGGTGAATTCAATAGCTGGCGTTACAGCGCAGAACATAGGTAACGTCATAATGATATCCAAGGCTGGAGGTTTCGATAACGTGTCTGTGTATGATGGTTTAGGGGGGAAAGGTTTATCCCTAGTTAATGAGCAGGTTGATGATATAACCGATTTGCCTGTGAATTTCAGAGGTGGTTACATCGTTTCAGTCTCTGGGTCAGCAGATACCAATGATGATGATTACTGGGTTGAGTTTGTCCTAGATGATGAAAATGCTGCCGATGGAGATTTTGGTGCTGGCTCATGGGTTGAGACATATGATCCACGTGCTGGCTTTAGTTTTGTAAATTCAACCATGCCTCACACTCTCATCAATACTGACTTGAATGAGTTTGAAATATCTACCTTTGATTGGTCTGGTAGAACAGTTGGTGATGACAATACAAATCCAGAGCCAAGCGTTGTAGGTAAGAAGATAGAAGACATCTTTCTATTCAAGAATAGGTTAGGATTCATCTATGGTAATAATATCTTGATGAGTGAGGTTAATGAGTACGGCAACTTCCTCAGAACCACAGTAACACAATTAACAGACAGCGATCCTATTGATGTAGGTGTTGGTTCTGCTGGGTTTGTTAATCTAAATTACTCAGTTGTTACATCATCTCGATTAATTCTCTTCAGTGATCGGGAGCAGTTTTCTTTAAAAGGTGAAGACCTATTAACCAACTCTACTATTAGCATTACACCAGTCACAAACTTTGAGAGTGATATATTAGTTAAGCCTGTAACAGTTGGTAAATACACATACTTCCTAGCATCGTCTAGTGGTGATGTATCAATGCGTGAGTACTACCTTGATAATTTAATCAATGACTTTGATAGTAACATCATCACTTCTCACATCTCAAACTTGTTACCCTATAATGTTAAGTCAGTTACAGGAACTACAAGTAAAGACCAAGTGGTTATATCTACCAAAGGGTCTAATGAATACTTTCTTTATACATATCATTGGGAAGGTAGAGAGAAGAAGTTAAGTTCATGGAGTAGGCACACATTGCAATGTGATTACATTGTGTCATGCAAGTTCCTAGATAGTGTGCTAGTTGCTACAGTCTCGATTAATGGAGAGATTCATTTATTAAAGAGTGAGTTCTTGAATGATCCTCTATCAACTGAAAACTACACAGAGACACCTAATGTGTTGTATGAAGAGGGTTGGATAAAGATGGATTACAAAGTTAAGACGGAGGATTTAACTAAGCCTACACCTAATCAATTAATCCTCCCCTACAACGTGAGTGGTGCTGTGTACAGTTGCGCTAACAATGAGGGAGTAGATAACCAAGTAACAGATGTAACCGCTAATGCTGACGGCACTACAACACTGACATTGCTAAATGATGTAGAGGATGGTTTCTATGCAGGGATACCATTTAATATGAGGTATGAGTTGGGTAATATAATCTTTAAAAAGACTGCTAGTAATGGTCAGTTTAGTAACACCAACCGAGCTATTAAGGATAACCTTCAAACGATGACCTTAGCGTATAGTGACTCTGCGTCTTTCAATATTGAGATTGGTAGACCTAAGAGAGAGAATCGCATTGTTCAGTTTACATCTGACCAGCTTGGTTATAGTAATATAGGTGAAGCCTTCTTAAGGACTGGAGAGTTTAGGTTCCATGTACGTGGTAAGACTAGAGACACTGATATAGCTGTCACAGATAACTCAGTATTCCCAGTTCAGCTTCAACATATCGAGATTGAACGCAACGTAATTAGCAGGAGTAGATGATAGGAGATTATAAAACATTTCAAGTAGACTACGCTTCGGTGGAGGATGTTGACTACTTAGCACCTAGACTAAGAGAACAAGACTTAGCAGAGGTGCATAGTTCCCAGACACCCCACAATGCATTGATGGTTGGGTTAGTTTCTGGGCAATCATATACACTACTTGTTGACGATGAACCTGTTGGTATATTTGGTAGTTGCGAAGTTGATGAGGGCTTGCTTAGTATATGGTTAGTAGGAAGTGATTCTATACTTAAGATAAAAAGAGATTTACTAACTTATGGTAAACTGTTCGCCAACACACTCATCGGTAACTACAAGTATGGAAGCAATGCTGTGTGGGAAGAGAATGTAGTATCAAGGAGATGGTTAAAATATCTCGGTGCTGAGTTTGATGAGGCTGTGCAGATAGACGGAAAGAACTTCCTACCTTTTAAATTATACCCAACTCGATATGTGTGATCCTGTAACAATGACTGTAATGGCTGTGGGGCAAGCAGGCGCTAGCTATATGGCTAAGAAGTCTGCTGCTGACCAACAAGAAGCTGCCCAAATGGTAGCCACTGAGCAAGAGCGTGATAGAGCTGGTAAAGAGAACACAGCTATACGAGCGAGACAATCACAACAACGTGATGCATTAGCTGCTGAGATGGAAGAAGGTTCACGTAGAGCTAACAAAGCTATCTCTACTGCTGTTGTTTCATCTGCTGAGTCTGGCATTACTGGTCGTGCAGCTTCTTTAGTTGAGCAAGATGTGAATGTTCAACACGCTAGGTATAACCAATCACTGGTTAATCAAAGAATGGAGAATGATTATGCATCGCAACTTCAAACTGAGGAAGCTCGTATGCGTAACAAATCCAACCTACAACAAATTAATAAACCGATTGAAGAACCTAGTGTTTTAGGTCTTGTGACAGATGTTGTAGGTGGAGCTATCAGCGCAAATACTGCTGGAATAAACTTTAAGAATATGAGTGGATTAGACCCTACTTTCGGGAACCTTACAGGACTAAGTGGGATGTTGGGTCTTAATACGCAAGGGGGGTCTCAACCTGTAGCTGGAGTAGCTCAAGTGGTTCCAGAGAATACTAGAGTTCCAACTGGATTACCTAATTGGAGCGAAGGAGCTACAGCCAGTGGAGAATTATTACCAACAATCTAACCATGCAGGAAGAAGTACAAGAGAATAAAAGATTTAAAGTATCTGACAGGAGGCTGTCTGAGGATACTGTATTCACTCCATCTAGGTTGCAACCAACTGTTGGTGCTGGTGGTCAATATAGAGTCAACGTACAACAACAACCTAAGAACTCTTTCGAGAAGTTAGCTGAAAGCTTACAAGGTTTCAACAATGTGCTTAATGCAAAGATTGAGAACAGAGAAGCTAATGAGCAGTACGCAGCGCAGAAGATTACTGATAGTACATTAGAAGAAGCTAAAGAACTAAAAGCTAATGAGAAAGAGCTTTATAAGAATAACAGCTTCTTTGATAAATTAACTAGACTGGGTAAGATTCCTGCTGATGCTAACCCTTTAGCTTATAGTAGAGGACAGAGAGCTTATGGAGCTAAGGTGGCAAAAGAAAAGTATTCTGTTGAGATGGCGAAAGCTATCAAGGAAAGTCATAAATCTCTAAGGTCTGGTGGAGATGCGGAGAGTATTAGTGAAATTCAGAAGCGTGTAGCTCAAAATCTAACTGAAGAATTTGGTATCACTGGTAGTGCTGAGATTGGATTTAATGAAATCATATCCCCAATTAACGTGTCTTCAGCAGCAAGGGATGTTGAGGTTAGAGATCGAATAGCTACTGTCAATGGTATCGCATCTAAGGCTGAAGATAACGCTACTATCTTGGAGAACTTTGATCCAGCTAATCCTACATCTACTATATCAGCACTCAAAGCAAGTGATGGTATGCACAACAACTTAAACCCAACAAACCAAACACAAGCCTTAAGGGTGGCGGTAATGCAGCAACTTGATACTAACCCAAAGAAGTTGGGCGCTTTTCTAAACAGCCTTGAGAAAGGTGAGCTAGATGGGGCTACATTTGCTGGCATTGATATTAGCAACCCTATCTACCACAGTATCTTTAAAGCTGCTGAGGATGGTTTATTGAAAGCTGAAGAGGAGGATAAGCGAAACTCTATCACTAGCAGGAGTATTAAAGCATCTAACATTACTAAGCTTTTATCAAATTCAGATTCAAAAATATTAAATAGTGAAACATTTACTCTTAGGGATGTTGGCGCTGAAGAAGTTCTAAAAAACTTAACAGACGAACAACTCGATCAAGTGATAGATCCGACAATTGGTAACCCAATGGGTCAAATTTATGAGTCAGTATATGGAAACTTTGGTTCAAATGATTTAGATGCTCAAAATATTGTAAATAGATTCAGTCAAAACAGAGACACAAGTAATGCCAACCGAAACGCAGCTAATAGCAATGTTGAAAAGCAATTGCTAGTGAACTCCCTAGGTATTGAGATGGTTAAATATAATGATAGAGACAACGTAGATCCATTACAGCAATCTTTATTTGATGGCGTTATAACACCATCTCAGCAGTCAGATCTATTTGATGAGAGGGAAGCTAAGATTGAGGAATTAGGGTACATACTGAGAACTGGGAAGACACAGGAGGGTGAAGTTGTTGAAATTGGTGGAGTTAGTTTTGCGTCAGCACCCCAAGAAGAGAGGGATGCTTATGTGCGAAGTGTCTACAAAAAAGACAACTTGGAGTTAAAACAGAGTCTTGCTAGGTTGAAACAAGAGAAAGAGAATAGAGACGCTAAGATTGCTGAGGAGGAGGATAAAGATAGAAGTGATGACGTTAAATCAAGTTACAATGAATTGTATGATTCGGAAACTGAAAGGTCGTTTAGTAATGATCGAGATAAAAAAGACTACACAAACCTAACTTGGACTTTAGCAAAAGCTAAAGATGGAGACTTTGACGCTAAGATGGAGAATCAGAAGAACCTAGTCTCACCTAAAAATAGAGGCAACGTGGTTAGATCAATTCTCAATGTTTACAATTCAAAGAACACCTCTAGAGGAAGTTCTATATATTCACCATATGGAACAGGGGAGGTAGGTCGTGTAGGTTATGATGTTGATGAATTTAAAAACAAATCGCTAGCTTTCGAGAGTTTACAGATTGCGGGTGTTACATATAGTCAGATCATGAGTCTCTCTGATGGAGGGTTCAACATGGAAGGGACTATAATTAAATCTGATTATGCACATCTATCTAAGATACCTATTATCAATGAAGATGGCAGTAACTTAACTGAAGACCAGTTAGATAATATAGATAGAGTTATGAGGAAATCATTCCCAGATGATCGAATTGACAGGGATGTACTTATCCAACTAAACCAGAGAAGACAATCAATTATAAATTACGATGGAAACTAACGATAGAGAATTAGGTGTTGGGGATTACGTTGGTGACATCGGCATGGGCGTTGTCCGTGGTGGTGTTGGGTTTGGTCAGTCTATATACGACTTGGCTGACACATTAACTTTAGATGTACTTCCAGATATTGACCTTAAAAGTATTACTGGTGTAGGAACATCTAAAACTTGGGCTGGTAGTTTAACTGAAGGAATCACACAATTCGCTATTGGTTTCGGTGCTGGTGGTGCTGCTATCAAAGGTGCTAGTATGCTAGGCAAAGCTGGCAAACTTAACAAATTTGGTAAGGTTGTAGCTAAGATGGATGACGCTGATAAGGTTAGGCTTAACTGGAAGGGTGACACTGTGGCTGGCATGGCATCAGACTTCATCTCATTTGGTGGTCAAGAAGCTAGGTTATCTAATCTCATTGAGGAATACCCAGAGCTAAGAAACCCTATTACCGAATACCTACAAGCCGATGAAGACGATGGTGAGTTTGAAGGGCGAATGAAGAATGTACTTGAGGGTGTGGGTACTGATCTTTTAATTGCTGTGCCTCTAGCGAGAGCGTTGAAGTCTGGTCTAGATGCGATGAAGCTAGGTAGACGTGAGATCCCTATTGATGGTTCTGATGAGGCAAAGGCTGCTATCGTTGATGAGTATAATGGATTAGCTTCACTCTCAAAAGAAGAGTATAACAATCAAGCTATTCAAGTTAACGAGCAGTATTCTAAGATGAGCCTTAATCAAGTTACTGATATTGTTAATGGTTCCACTACTGATGAGTTCCCAGACAAGTTACAACCTTTCACTCCTTTAGCCCAACACAGTGACAAAGTAAAACAGAAGGCTAGAGGGTTTGATAAAATTCTTAACCGCTTAATCATTGAATCCAAAGGTCGTGATAAATTAACCACACAAGATGATATAGCTATTGGTCGTGAGTTTGTTAAGACATTTGGTTCTGATCCCTTTGATGATGTAGCCTTATCCATCATCAAGGATATGGGCGCTCAAGGTACATTTGAATTTACTGATAGCCTTCTAACTATGCAGAAACAAGCTCTAAGTGATGAAGGTTTTGGGCATACTATGGCACACGAGCTGTGGCACGCAGCATCACGCTCAATGGATGAGAAGGGCGTGAAGAGACTTGGTAAATACTTTGACAAGAGGAAAGCTAAGTGGTTGAAGACGGATGAAGGTAGGGGTTTTGAAGAAGCTGTTTCTACTCTTGAACCTTATGGTGGTAGAATATCTAAGCAGGAGTATCGTAAACTTACTGAAAATAATGAAGGTTCCAACCATCTCCTTGAGCATAATCAACACATTACTAAGAATGAGGATGGGTCATTCTCCATGAAATGGACTAAGGATAACTATCGTTATAAGGATGCGGATGAATGGTTCGCTGAGTCTATGGCTGACAGGACTTTCGATAGGTTGTTCTCTGATATTGATCCAGAAGCATCTTGGGTTAAGCAGAAGATTGAAGCGTTAAGATCAATCATGAAGTCTATGGCTGACAACTTCAAAGCGAAGCTTGGTTTTGATCCAACAGAAGACTTCTTAAATAAGTTTGAGAAGAGGGAGTATGGGGAGCGGATGGATTTCTTGACTTTAGAAAATAGATATAGAGATGGGGGTGGAATTAAACCTCCTAAGATGGAGCTTAGAAATGAGGTTCCATCCCAAAATGCAGGAGATCAACTACCACAAGTTAATAAGTTTGAAGGTGAATCTACACCAGTAGGTATAGACCAAAGAGCTTTAGATGAAGAAGCTAGCAAGGCTGCACAAGGGGAGACAGTAGGCGTAGGTCGAAAGACTAGAGCTATTGTCGATCCTAATAGTAGTGAGGCTATCAACAGGGTCACAGACACTATAGCAAGCAAGCTATCTAAAGAAGGTGAAGCTGCTAAACGTGTAAGCAATGCTGATGTTATTGAAGGGACTGCTAAAAATATGGAGGAGCTAGGTCTCACATCTGAAGCTGACGACATTAGAGCGTATGGTGAAAGACTTAACGAGCAAGCAGGTAAAGATTCAAAGGCGGTCAATGATGCTATGTACACAGTGCAAGCGTTGAATGAGCAGATGGTTGAAGCATCTAAGCAGATGATGGACATCAGCGAGAAGATGTTTGATGTTACTAATCTTTCAACAGAAGCATCTGCTAAATTAGCTCACGACTTCAATAGCCAAATAAAGATATATGCTACACACATGGCTAGGAGGACTGAGTTAGCTTCCAAGTCTGGTGGGCTACTACAGTTCACAAGTGTTGGGTTAAACAAACCGAAGAAGGTTAAGTCTGAAGCTAAAACTTTGGAGTCCATGCAGCACTTCAATCAGATGGCTACCAGTTTATCTGATGAGGAGATTGAACTCTTTGCTAAGATGATTAAAGCTAACAAGGAATTAGTCTTAATCAATCCAGAGATTGTGGGTGAGTTCATGAATGCTGCATCACACAAGATTACATTAGGTGATAAAGTTCACAAATACTGGATGTCATCTATCCTGTCTGGTCACAAGACTGCTTCAGTCAACGTGGTTGGTGGAGCTGGTATGTCTGCAATCAGAATAGCAGCAGCATCAGCTTCTTCAGCTTTACTTGGTAACACTGAAGTGGCAGGTGACTTACTTAAATTCTCTTTTCAGATGGATGCTCTAATGAGGGCTGGATCTATGTTTGTGAGTGGCTTAAAAGAAGGAGGCTACAGCAGGTTTGAAGGTAACACAAAAGTTGCTTCATCTATCACAGACGGAGTGAATAGAAATCCATTCCAGAATCCCATCCAAGATTTAGTTGGGGGTTTGTTTAATAAAGTTGTCGATATTCCATTTAGAGTTCTTGGTTCTGCTGATGCTGCCATGAAGAGTGTGAACTACAATGTGGTTACGCAGGTTAAGATTGCTGATATGTTACGCAGGGAAGGTATCACAGATCCAAAAGTATTCGCTAAGGAGTTGAAGTCTAGGATGGCTAAAGTTCAAATGCAGGATGGGTCTATGGCTAACCCTCACAATATTAAGCGTATCACCCTACAGAAGATGAAGGAAAGCGGTGAGATAAATAACCTACAACCAAGTGAAGTAGCCACTAAGTTACAGAGTGCTGTTGATAAAGCTACTCCAGACCTTGAAGAGTATGCAGATGTTATTAATCATGGTAAAGCTTGGTCAGATGTATCCACATATACAAATAGTTTAGACAGGAATGCGAATGATGCTATTGAATCTAATGCCGCTAAGATTGTAGCAGGTATCCAAGAGCTTCCAGCATCACGTTGGATCATTCCTTTCAAACAAACTCCTATGAATGTTTTAATCACTCCTATTCAGTGGATGGTTTCGCCTATCTCATTACCTATACAGATGAGAGCTTATGCTAAACAAGTTAAGGCATACCCTAAAGAGATTAGGGAGTTGCTTTACAATGGTGATACTACTGCTGTGCTTACGGAAGCGCAGGAGACTATGATGAAATCTTTTGAGAAGTTTGAAGGTGAAAGGTCTAAGCTTCTAGCTGGTGTTCAGAGTAAAGACCCATTGGTACAAGCTGAAGCAGTTAGTAAAGTTACTCTTGGTATGGCTAGTTGGTTTGGCTTGATGAGTGTGCTAAACACATCCAATGAGAGGATTACAGGCGGTGGACCAACTAATATCGATGAGCGTAAGCGACTTATGGAAGCTGGATGGCAACCTTATTCAGTTAAGATTGGAGATAAGTATTACTCTTATAAGAAGTCTGATCCAATCTCATCTGTTATTGGTATGGGTGCAGACATTAGGGATGTGTATAACGATCCAGAGAACTTAGATCAAGGTCTTGCAGAGAAGATGTTTTCTGCTGGATTCACTGCCACAACTAGGAATGTATTAGATAAGTCATTCATGTCTGGTCTTGATACATTCATGGGCGCAGTCGATAGTCCTAAAGGAGCTGAGAGATGGTTAAAGAATATGGGTGGTTCATTCATCCCTTCTATCTTATCTCAAGGTTACGAGTCCACGATGGGTGAAGGTCAACCCTTAGCTAAGGAAGCATGGACATTAATGGACTCCATTAAGCGTAGATCAGTATTCATGGCTGGTTCTCTTGATGATAGGCGTAACATCTTAGGTGAAGTTGTAGATGTTGGTGAGTTATCTAATGTGCTAGATGTGGGTTTTGATTCTATTGTTAATATAACTGAGGAGAAAGACGACACTGTGTTGCAGGAGATAGCTAATCTACGTGGTGGTTTTGCTTTACCTAGTAAAGAGATTGCGCCTAATGTAAGTCTACTTAATTACAATGGTGATAATGGTAAGACAGCTTATAACTTCTATCGTAAAGCGCACAGTGAAGTTAAGATTAACGGTAAAACTTTAAGGCAGGCTATGGATAGAACCATTAAAAGTAATTGGTATCAGAAGTTAAATTCACAAAGTTTTAATGGTGTTAAATCCCCTCGTATTGCAGAGCTTCAAAAGATAATGCGTAAGTATAGAGATGAGGCACTACAAGAAACTTTGAAAGAGTTTCCAGAGTTGGAGAGTGACTATAATTCATCTATGTCAATCAAGCGACAAGCTAAAACTGGAATGAATATGAGATCACAGATAGAAGAATTTATTAACGCACAACAATAATGTCCACATCATTTACACAACATACAGGAGATGAAGGAGTTAGGTCATACCTAGCACCACAAGAATACATTGATAACTACCACGTTAAAGCATTTGTTGAT